CAGCGCTGACTACAGCGCAACCGTCGGCGAACTGGAAGTCATCACCGTCAACTTCATCAGCTCTGGCGCAATCACCGCCTCTATCTAATAACTAAACACCCCTCGACTTAGGCCGTAGACTGGAGCAAAGCACCCCGCTCCAGCTATGGCCTTTTTTCGTGGCGAAGAGGGCTCCGTCAAATTCGAAAACGACGGCTCCACCCCTGCTGCTATCACCTCAACCCGCAGCTGGTCCCTGACCATCAACAAGGACACGCTCGACACCACTGACCACGGCTCCACCAGCCGCGAGTTCGTCGGCGGCCTGATCTCAGGCTCTGGCACGGTCGAACTGATGTACACGGCCTCCAGCGCCGACGAAACCGCCGCCTTCCTCCAGGACGTCCTCACCACCGAGGACAATGCCAACGCAGCCTTCGAGCTGTACCTGGACACCAGCGGCGGCAAAAAGATCGCCTTCTCGGGCATCATCACCAGCGCCGACTTCAGCGCCACGGTGGGCGAACTCGAAGTCATCACCTGCAACTTCATTACCAGCGGCGCCATCACCGCCTCCATCTAACTCCGCTGGTGCGAATGACTATCCAAACAGTCACCGGCAGCTGCCTCCACATCGAAATTGATGGCGAGGAAGGTATCACGCACGCTACCTTCGTGTTCAAAACCCCCTCCGTCCCCGACACCCTGGGCAACTTCATCAAAATGCTTGCCCTCGGCATCGAAGTGCTGGTGCCCATCGAAGATCCCGATGACGAGGAAGACGACGATGATTGAATACCGCGGCGAAAAATTCGACGGTTATAACAAACCCAAACGCACTCCAAAACACCCCAATAAATCACACGCCGTCCTCGCAAAAGAAAACGGCGAAGTAAAACTTATCCGCTTCGGACAACAAGGCGTCTCCGGCTCCCCCAAATCTGCTGGAGAATCCGAAGCCGACCGCAAACGCCGCGAAGCGTTCAAAGCTAGGCACGCGGCTAACATCAAGAAAGGAAAAATGTCAGCCGCTTACTGGGCGGATCGCACCAAGTGGTGACTAAATGACCTACGCAGTACCCGGCCAATTCCCCACCCACATCGTCGCCACGACGTACCAGAACGGTGGCGACAGCCCCTTCATTCGCACGGCAGCCGTGTTGGACATGATGAAAGGCTGGGAAATCATGAAAGCCGTCACCCGCGGCACCGAGTACCTGCGCGAAAACAGCGAAGCCTTCCTCCCACTGGAACCCCGAGAGGACTACCGGGCCTACATGAGCCGCGTCAACCGCGCCGTCTTCTCGCCTTACACCCAACGCCTGATTCGCGCCGCCGCTGGCCTCATCCTCCGCAAACCCATCGCCCTCGAAGGCGACCCCTACTGGCGCGAAGTCTTCGCCCGCGACGTTGACGGCTGTGGCTCCGACCTCGACGAGTACGCCCGCCGCCTCCTGATCTGCAGCTTGACTTACGGCCAAGCCCACACCCTTATCGACTTCCCAGCCCCCACCGAAATCCGCAGCCTCGCCGAAGAACGCGCCCTGGGCCGCCGCCCCTACTGGGTCGAAGTCGATCCCTACAACATCTACGGCTGGCGCCTGGACCGCGACGCCGCCTACGGCACCCTCACCCAAGTCCGCATCTACGAAAAAGCCATCGTCCCCGAAGGCCGCTTCGGCGAAAAAACCTACGAACAAATCCGCGTCATCGAACCCGGTCGCTACGAGGTCTACCGCCAAAAACAAGCCATCAAACCCCTCGGCCCCGGCTTCATGGAGCCCAACGCCCAAAGCGGCGACTACGAACTCATCGACACCGGCACCTACAGCCTCAACCAAATCCCCCTGGTGACCACCTATTCCAACAAGGTGGACACCATGATCAGCCGCCCACCGCTGATCGACATCGCCTACCTAAACCTGGCCCACTTCCAGCGCCAAGCTGACCTAATCCACAGCCTCCACATCGCCTCCCAACCGATGCTCGTCCTTGAGGGCTGGGACGACCAAACCAAGGACATGGCCATCAGCGTCAACTACGCGATGGCCACCGCCCCCGGCAACAAGGTCTACTACGTGGAGCCCGCTTCCAGCGCCTTTGAAGCCCAATCCAACGAGATCAAAGAACTCCAGCAACAAATGGCCACGCTCGGCATCAGCACGCTGAGCCAGCAAAAGTTTGTCGCCGAATCTGCCGACGCTCGCCGCCTCGACCGCGTCGATACCAACTCCATGCTGGCCTCCGTCAGCCTCGACCTCGAACAAACCCTCCAAAAGGCTTTTGACTTCGCTGGCGCTTACCTCGGCATCGAACCCCCTGAAGTCAGCATCAGCCGCGATTTCGACATCGACCGCCTGATCGGTCAAGATGTCACCGCCATCACAGCCCTCTTCGACAAAGGCGTCATCACCCTCGAAGAAGTCCGCGCCATCCTGACCCAAGGCGAAATCCTCCCTTCGATGGAACTCGGCAGCCTCCCCAGCAAAGAACCCGGCGAAGTCGAAGACGAATCCAAAACGGAAGAATCCCCCGGCGAAGAAAACGACGAACAAGAACTGACCCCAGACCGCATGGAGCAGCTCCTCAACGCGCTGCTTCAGTAAGCGATGGCCACCAAGCAGGAATACCTGACGCTTGCCCAGGTCACCGCACTGGTCAAGCTGGCGCGTGACGTCAAACAATTCCAGAGCCTGCTTTCCGGCGACGGTCCCCCAACCACCGAAGGCCGCACCGGCGACTGGTACATCAACACCCGCACCACCGAGCTTTACGGCCCCAAATCCTCCACCGGCTGGAACGACAGCCCCCTGGCACTAGCCGGCCGAGCCCGCAACTCCGAACTACTAATCAACGGCAACTTAAGCACCGAAACCGCCAACAACGGAGGCGGCGGTGGAGGAGGCGAAGGCGGCGCCACCATCGCCATCGGCACCGTCACAACTGGCGACGCTGGCACTTCCGCCACAGTCACCAACGTCGGCACATCCAGTGCCGCCATCCTGAACTTCGTCATCCCTCGCGGCTCCACCGGCCAGACCGGCCCCGCCGGCTCAACAGGCGCTACCGGAGCCACGGGAGCCACCGGAGCCACAGGCCCCGCCGGCCCGACTGGAGCGACTGGTCCCCAAGGTCCCCAGGGTGAAACCGGCCCTCAAGGTCCACAAGGCACCACCGGCTCCCAAGGTGCAACCGGCCCTCAGGGCGAAACAGGTTTAACCGGCCCTACTGGCCCCAAGGGCGACAAAGGCGATAAGGGCGACACCGGCGAGCAAGGCCCTCAAGGTCTCACTGGCGCCACCGGCCCCGCTGGTTCCAACGCCAGCGTCACCGCCGGCACCGGCATCACGGTCTCCAGCGGCGTCGTCTCCCTCGCCGCCTCCTTCTATACAACCAACCAATACATCCAAGCCCCCACCGGCACCACCGAACAGCGCCCTGGAACACCCGCCACCGGCATGATTCGCTTCAACACAACTGCCGGCTGCTTCGAGGGCTACACCGGCAGCGCCTGGGTAAATCTCTCGCCCGCCACCGTCGACGACGTTGGGGCGACCATTTAATTCTTTTGTTGTAGACTACAAAAGTAGTTGATACTTTTAGCAGTGAAAACACTTGCTGAAGTCATCCAACCCGACGGTTCCACTCGCTGGGAGATGGTCGAACTGGATGAAGCGGCACAGGCTAAGCCGGAACCGCCCGCCGAAGACAAGCCAAAGCGCACGCGCAAAGCCAGCGCCGAGCCAGCTTCTTACGAAGCCCCCGAAACCACCGAAACCCCAGAGTTCTAATTCATGGAAGAGCAAGTCATCCAGGAAACGCCCGTGGCGTCTCCTACCCAGCCCGTGGCTGGAACCGACGCTCCACAACTTGATTTCCGAGCCGAGTATGAGGCTCAAATCAACGCCCTAAAAAACCAAGCCGTCGAAGCCGAGGAACGTTTCCAAGGCATCAAAACCAAACTGGACGAGGTCTACAAAAAACAGGACGAACAGCGTAAAAAGACGCTGGAAGACCAAGGCCAGTGGAAAGACCTCTGGGAAGAGGCAAACCGCACCGCACAGGAAAAGGACCAACAAATCCTCGACCTGCAAAAACAGCTGGAGGACTTGCGCCAGTCCAACGAAAACGCCGCCATTCGTACACGCGCAATGGCCGCAATCAGCCAAGCCGGCGCTATTAACGCCGAGCAAATGCTGCAACTGGTGCAGAACAACCTTCGCAAAAACGATTCAGGCGCCGTCGTCGTGCTCAACGGCGGTGTAGAGCAGGATCTCACGACCTATCTAGCCACCCTGAAAGCCCCTGGTTCGGGCTACGAGCACCACTTCAAACCCAGCTCCGCCGCTGGAATGGGCGCCAAACCCGTTCCCGTCGGAGTTGCCTCGACTGGAGTAGCAAACCCCTGGAAAGAAGGTTCAATCAACCTTACCCAGCAGATGCTAATTTCTAGTCAAGACCCTGATCTCGCAGCTGTGCTGAAGAGAGAAGCAGGACTCTAAATTGCGTCTGTGGCGCTTCACCTAGTCCGTGACTAGGACCCCGCAAACCCCCAACCCTGGTACTAAGAAATGGCCGCACCATTTCAGAACTATTCCGGCGGTGTCCTTCTTGCGGACATCGTCAAGCGCAATAACCTCAGCACCTATGTGTCTGAGGCCATCAAAGAGCGCAGCCTCTTCCTGAAGAGCGGCGCTGTGGTTCGCAACAGCCTGCTGGATGCCCGCGAAGGCGGCACCCGCATCCAAGTCCCCGAATTCAACCCCGTGTCTCCTACCGAGGAGATCATGAACGGGACGGCCACCTGGGGCACCAGCAACGCCGGTTATCTGACCCCTCAGAAGATCGGCACCGCCACCCAGATCGCCACCATCTGCCACCGTGGTTTCGCGTATGCAGTGGACGACGTCGCAATGCTTGCGGCTGGTGAAGACCCCATGCTTCACATCCGTAACCAGCTGGCCGACGCCATCAACAAACTGAGCAGCCAGCGTCTGTTCAGCCACCTCTATGGCCTGTTTGGTGCCTCCGACACCAACAACGGTCCTCTGGGCGCCAACGGCATGTATAAGGGCAAGGGCACCGCTTCTGGTGCTACCGAAGCCAACTTCCTGACCGGCGCCACCATCGCTGAAGCCCGCGCCAAGCTGGGCGAGCGCGGCGATGAGCTGGACACCTTGGTTGTTCACCCCTCCGTGGGTTACTACCTGTATCAGGTGGGTCTGCTGACCTTCTCCACCTCGGCTCTGGCTGCTGCCGGTTCCGTGGTGTGGGGCGGTGGCGGTGTGGGCATCGGTGCCCGCAGCATCGGCGAATTCGCCGGCTGCCGCGTGATCATCGACCCCTTGGTCAACACCGTTGCCCCTGGCGACGCTGGCGACCAGCGTGAGTTCAACTGCTACCTCACCAAGTCCGGCACCATCCTGGAAGGTGTGCAGCAGGATCTCCGCATCGAAGCCGACCGCAACATCCTGTCCAAGCAGGACGTGCTCTCGGTGGATTACCACAGCGCCTACCACGTGATGGGCACCAAGTGGATCTCCGCTTCCGACAACCCGACCAACGCCCAGCTGTACGACAAGGACAACTGGCAGGCCACCTACGACATCGACCTCATCCCCCTGGTGCGGATCGTTGTCAACAGCCCCCTCGACACCTCCACCATCTGATAATCAGACCGTGGACGACTCAAGCCTCACCTTCGGGTGGGGCTTTTTCATTGCCGCTACACTGCAATAAAGAATGAACAGTTGCTGTGGCCGCGACAATTAACGCCACCTTGAGTAGCGCCACGGCCAACAGCTACGTCACGCTGGCCGACGCCAACTCGTACTTCGAAACGGTCCCCGACTCCGCCACCTGGACCAACAAGACCGACGACCAGAAAAACCGCGCCCTCATTTCCGCCACTCGCTGGATCGACAGCCTCAACTACCTGGGCGATCGCTGCGACGAAGACCAAGCCCTCAAATGGCCCCGCAACAACTACGACGTTGACGGCGTCGAGCTGGAGTGCTCCCTAATCCCCGCCCAAATCAAGTACGCCGCCTACGAGCTGGCACGCGCCCTCGCCAATGACACCGGCGCCATCACCGATAGCACTGGCACCACCGGCCTCTACGACGAAGTCAAACTGGGCGACCTCCAAGTCAAATACAGCAAAACCAGCCAAGCCGTCGGCACCATCAACAACGTCTTTGATGTTTACCCCTGGCTGCAGACCTACCTTGGCCCCTACTGCCTAGGCGGCTCGGGCTCCTTCCAACTCCGCGTCTACAGAGGCTGAAATGGCTGGCGCACTCGACTCCCTGTTCAAGTCCGTCGCCAAAGACGTCGTCGCCGAGCTTGGCACGTCCCTCGACACCACCATCACTTACACCCGCAAAGCCACCCCCACCTACAACACCAGCACTGGCGCACTAACCACAACCAACACCACCTACTCCAACATCAAAGTTCCAATCGAATTTGTGGTCTCCGAGGAAGAGGAAGGCCGTGAACAACGCCAAGCCAAGCTCTACATAACCCCCGACCTAATCGGCAACAACCAGCCAACCCTCGGCGATGAAGTCAGCTTCACCTACGCCGGCTCCAGCCGCACCGCCCAGATCACCGACATCCGCACCTACCGCGGCGGCCAAACCTACCTCTTCATCCTGCTGGTGCGCTTCTAATGGCACGACGCGGCCTGCGGGACATCTTGCCCGACCTCAACAAAAAACTCAGCGCCGACTACAACACCTTCATCCAACTGGCACTTGAAGGTCTCGCTAGCAAGGACCACAGCCCTGTCTACACGGGCTTTTTCGCCTCCAGCTGGAAGGCATCAACCCAACGCACCAAACCAACAGACCGCGTCGAAGACTTCGAGCCCTGGGCACAGCTCAAGAAACGCCGCGACAAAGGCGACACAAGCGCCTACAAAATATCGCCACGTTTTGCCGTCCCTTCTTTTCGCTACACCGACAAAGTATTTATCGGCAACAGCACGAAGTACGCCGCCTACGCCCTGGAAAACCCGAAAGTAGCCACTTTTGTACAGAGCCAACTTCGGCCTTTGCTGGAATCCACCTTTAACGAAAAACGCGCTCCTCAAGTCCTCGTTGGAACGACTCGCGGCACAGGCGGCTTGGGCTTCTTGGGCGGACGCGATTATGTTTCTTACGAGAGGATCTAACCGATGGCACTTGTAAGCACCCGCGCTGCATTTGAAAAAGCCGTCACCGACGCCGTGGCCGCCGTCGATCCCACGGTGACCATGGTGTACGACAACGTCCCCTACACCACACCCAGCAAAACCACCAAGTACGTGGCGATGACGGTGAACTTCACCCAAGCCACCATGCAAAACATGGGCGCCGCTTCCGACTTCTATAGCGGCGTCGTCCAGTGCAACGTCTACGTCCCCAAGAACGCTGGAACGTCCACCCTCTCATCCCTGTGCGAAGCGGTGATTGACGGCCTCACCTCCGTCAATGCCTCGGGCTACACCGACACCTTTACCTGCAAGCCCAAAGTCCGGGATATCACAGGCCCAACACCGTTGGACATTGAGGACCGCTCACACTTTGTGGGAATTATCTCTTGCCAATTCACGGCAAACGCCTAGTGTATTATTGAACAACCTGCACTTGCTCCATGCGAGCCGTTGAACTGCTCCGCAACAAATTCGGAGTCAGCCAGCTTTACAAGCACGAAGTCAAATCCGGCGACGAGACCCTGCTGGAGATCTACTGGCACCCGCTGACCATCGCCGAGCGCGAGTCCATCCAGAAAAAGTCCGGCACCGATGACGCCGGCGACTTCGCGCTGAGTCTGATGATCGAAAAAGCCCTCGACAAAGACGGCAAGCGCCTGTTCCAAGACGGCGACCGCGCCGCCCTCCGCCGCGAAGTCGAAGCCAGCATCCTCCAGGACATCCAACTGGCAATGCTGACCTCCGGCGCTGAAACCAAGGTGGAGGAAGCGAAAGCCGCCCTAAAAAGCTAATAAAGACTGGCTCTTCATCTTTTTCATAGCAAAGGAGCTGGGCATGACAGTCCGCCAGCTAACTCAGGAATTAACCACTGAGGAGCTGACGGGCTGGGCAGCCTTTTACGAGCTTAAAAGCGATGAAGAAGAAAAGGCCATGAACAGCGCCAAAACCGGCAAAGCTGTTCAAGCCATGAGCAGGCGTTAGACTTTCTTGAGAACTTCTGCGCCGCGCCGTGGCTAATTACAGCGTAGATATTGAAGTTGCGCTTAAAGGTGTAGACAAACTGCGCGACTTTGACCGTATTATTACAAATAGTGTAAACGAATTAAATAAACTTGAAAAGGCTCTAAAAAGCGTAAAACAACAGAATCCTTACGATGTTTCAGGCGCTAGAAGAGTAACGGAACTAGATAAATTACGTCTAAACATTATTAAAGAAACAAACCGCGCTTTAAGTGAGCAAGAACGCATCCAGAGAGGCATAAATAGTGAAATTGCTCGGCAAAATCTTGCCGTGCAAGTGCAGGCACGCAGAGCAGCTTCCCCTGGAGTGCAGCGTCGCACGATTGCTGGTATCGCCTACCCAGAAGGCGCCGGCCCAGGAATGGGACCTGGGGCACAGCGGAATATCGACTTGGCACGTATGCAGCGTGTCACCAATGCGCGTATCACGACTGCGTATCCGGGCCCCATTGGTCCAGGTCCCGCAAGTCCTGCAGCCTTACGTTCGCCAGTAGCCCGACGTATCCAAGAGGCTTTAGCTAGGCAGGCACTAATCGAAAATGCAGGCTTTGGCGTTCAAGGACCGGCAATGCCGCCGGCGCGGCCAAGTAGAAATTTTATCCCTCCGGGCTTGCGAGGACGGTTAGGCGGAGCAATCAGTGGAGGCGTTATCGGTGGCGCATTTCCGCTGCTATTTGGGCAAGGTGGCGCTGCAGCTACAGGTGGCGCGATTGGTGGTTTACTTGGTGGCCTAGCTGGTCCAGGCGGAAGTTTTGCCGGATCACTTGCGGGCACGTTGATTGGGAACATCGCGGGTCAGGGCCAACAAATTAAAGAACTGGCACAAGATATCGGTTTCTCTGCACAGCAGACAAAACTCTTGTCGAACGCATTTAAAGTTGCTAATACCGATGTAGAGAAATTTACAGGCGTTATCCAAAACATTCGGGGCCTGGGTCTTGATATTCAAGATCAAGGTCGCGCTATACAACTAGTCACCGAACTAACGAATAAGTACGGTGGTTCCTTTGAAAAGGTAGGTAACGCTATTACATCCGCCCTAGAAAGCGGCAAAGTAAGCCAAGCAACACTTAATCAACTAACGAGCCAAGGTATAAATGTTCAAGGCGCTTTAGCCACTAAGTACGGCGTAAGTCGAGATGCTGTACTGAAGATGGCCAAGGACGGCACTATATCCGTCCAAGATCTCGTAGACACGCTCGTCGATATGGGGAATAAAGGCGATGAAGCCGGCAAAAAGCCAAAATCTTCTATGGACGCTCTAAGTGAAAGCGTCCGTAACTTGCAGGATGCAACCACTAAATTAGCCTCTGCACTTGTTACAACTTTCGGTCCGGCATTTAAATGGCTGACTGACAGAGTAACAGACTTCATTAACGCCGTCTCTCGCGCAATTTCTCGACTGGGCGATCTCATGAGAGGAGGTCGAATGACTCAAGCCACGATTCTTGCTGAACGTGCAGCAGAAACAGCAACAAATAAAAAATTCGGTGTTCTATCTAGAAGTGGTATACCCGGTCTCAATAAAGCTGGGGCACAAGCTTTTTACGAAGCTACAAAACAGTCAGAACTAAAAAGACTTGTACCCGGAGCTTTTGCACCGCCAGAAACACCTGTACCACTAGAATCGTTTACCGCACCTAGCCAAGCACCAGCTGCAGGCGGTGGCGCAGGCTCGACTGCAGCCGAGAATAAAGCCAAAAGAGAGATTGAACGGGTTAAAGAAGTAATCCGTGCCCAAAGTTTAGTTACCCTTGAAAATCAGCGTCAACTTATATTTAAAGACGCCATTTTTAAAGCTGAACTAGCTAACGATCCGATACTTGCACGTCGTCTACAAGGAGAGCAACAATTACTTGAGTGGGGCATCGAAACTGCCAACTTACTTGAAAAAGAGAAAAACTCTAATGCCCAACTAGCCATTGCTAAAGCTCAACAAGCAAAACAAGCTGTAATTATACAAGAAACAGAGCAAGCTTTGCTACAGCTAGATATGCAGCGTAAAGCAACTGGCTATGAGTTACAAACTCAATTACAGCAAGAAGCTTATATTTTGCAGCAAACTTTAATTGGTAAAGGTGAGGAAGCGCGCTTAGAAGTTGAAATAGCTAACGCAATACAGGGTAAAGATGCAGCTCAAACAGCGAGTATCGCTACCCAAATGCGTAAAAATGCCGAACTTACCAAGGAAGTAGAAGCGCAGCAAAGACTTCATGGTTTAGTAAATGATGTCGGCAATACAACAATGCGCGTGTTTCAGGATCTTATTTTTGTTACTAATAGCTGGCAAGAAAGCCTTGCCGGAGCCCTCAACATGATGGCCATGACGCTGGTGCGTTTTGGTCTAACTTCCTTAGCAGATATGGGAGATCCCAAAGGTCAAGGGGTAGGTCTCCTCAGCATCCTTACGGGCCGCTTTGGTAAGCGTGCAGCTGGGGGTCCAGTCTCTGCTGGTTCGCCCTATCTCGTCGGCGAGCGTGGCCCCGAACTGTTCATGCCGCGCACCAGCGGCAGTATCTACCCCAACGACGCCCTCGGCATGGGCGGCGCTAATGTAGTAGTGAACGTCGACGCCAGCGGCTCCAGCGTGCAAGGTAGCGGACCCGATGCTGCTGCCCTGGGACGTGTTGTTGGAGCTGCACTGCAGGCAGAATTGATTAAACAAAAGCGTCCAGGAGGCTTGCTGGCGTAATGGCAACATTCCCCGCGATCACACCCGCATATGGCGCTCAAAAAAGCAGCCAGCCCAACGTCCGCACGGTCCAATACGGAGATGGTTACAGCCAACGGTTGCGTTATGGCTTGAATCAAGATGCAAAGCGATGGGATTTGACTTGGCAAAACATCACCGAAACCAACGCCGACACCATCGAAACCTTCCTTGAAGCCCGCGCTGGCGCCGAGTCTTTCGACTGGACCACGCCAGAAGGCAGCACCGGCAAGTGGATTTGCCCGCAGTGGAACAAAACAATCCCCTACGTCAACCGCGCCACGATCACTGCCACCTTCATCCAAGTGTTTGAGCCATGACCTCAAGCGTCTTTGAAGACCTCATCAGCAGTTCGCCCTACGCGATTATCGAGCTGTTTGAAATTGAACTGCGCCAAGACCTGCACGGCAGCGACGAAATTTACCGCTTTCACAACGGCGTTAACCAAACCATTGCTGCTGGTGACGTGGTGTGGAAAGGCAACAGCTACTACGCCCTGCCTATTGAAGCCGAGGGATTTGAGTACAACGGCAACGGTCAACTGCCACGCCCCAAGATCCGCGTTGCCAACCTCCTCGGCAGCATCTCGGCCATCCTCATCAACATCAACGACGAGACCTTCGGCAATGACCTGACTGGCGCGAAGGTGACACGCATCCGCACCCTGAGCCGGTTTTTGGATGCCGTCAACTTCCCCGGTGGCGTCAACCCCTACGGCACTCCATCCGATATTGAGTTTCCCAAGGAGGTGTATTACGTCGATCGCAAGACGGTTGAAAACCGCGACGTGGTGGAGTTTGAACTGGCCGCTGCGTTTGACCTTGCTGGTGTTCGTGCCCCCAAGCGCCAGTGCATCGCCAACCTGTGCCAGTGGGTCTACCGCAGTGCCGAGTGCGGCTACACGGGCACCAACTACTTCGACGAAAACGACACCCCGCTCAATAGCGTGCCCGCCACCAACTGGCCCAGCGGCTCCAACACGCTGAGTCCTGGCACCACCACCTTTGTGCTTGAGACGCAACTGGTCAGCAGCAATCAGTGGTTTCGCTGGCGCATCGGCTCACGAGGCAACGTATTTGTGCAGGACAAAGCCGGCAACGTTGTGTGGAGCGCCAACACCCAAGACATTGGCGGCTACCGCTTGGAGATGGAAGCCAACGGCAACCTGCGCCTGCTGACCACTGCTGGTGTATCGGTGTGGCGCACGGGCACTGCTTTCCTTGGAACACCTGTCACCGTCACCTACCAAAACTGGGAGCCAACCGACATCCGTGCAGGTCGCAACGGCTCGTTCTTCCACGAAGTCCTAGGCAACGCCGATAGTTATGCCGTCGGCACCACCCGCACCGTCAACTACACCTTCACCTACGAAGGCAAGACGATGACGCTGCAGCTTGCAGCAACTTGCGAGTTGATCCCTGCCGAGGAGGCATCGTTGTACCCCTCTGCCACCAACCGCTGGCGTCAAACCAGTGGCTCTGGAGCTACTGCAACCGTGATCTCCTCCACTGGCCTGTGGAAGCAGGACACCGTATTTAAGGCAACGGTTACCACTGCCCTAAACAACCCATTCCGTTCACCCGTTGGCTACGGCACGCTTGAAACGGTTTCGGCGGTTTATACCATCGCCTCTGTGACTGGCACGGCCAACCGCGCTGTAATCGAAAACAACGGCAACCTTCGCCTATTGAACTCCAGCGATGCCGTGATTTGGGAAACAGGCATCAACAACACCACTGAGCCTCGCGTCATTTCCGGCACCGGCGACCCGCTAAACGATGTATGCGGCAAACGGCTCAGCAGTTGCAAGGTGCGCTTCGGTGAAAACGCGGAGCTGCCCTTCGGCTCATTCCCAGGCGTTGGAGCTTCCTACTAATGAAAAGCTGGCAGAAGGCAGCAGTTGAGCACGCATTGGCCGAAGCGCCACGGGAAGCCTGCGGCTTGGTGGTTGTGATCAAAGGACGCGAACGGTACTGGCCATGCCAAAACCTTGCCCCCACCGCCGACGACTTCTTCCTGCTGGATCCCGCCGACTACGCCGATGCCGAGGACGCCGGTGAGGTGGTTGCTGTCTTCCATAGCCACCCGAAAACACCCGCCACCCCCAGTGACGCCGATCGCCTCGGGTGCACCAAATCCGGCCTGCGCTGGTACATCGTCAACCCCGGCACGCTGGCATGGTGCGAGATCGCCCCAAGCGACTACAAGGCACCGTTAATCGGGCGGCAGTGGGTCTGGAGCATCAGCGATTGCTGGACACTGGTCCGCGACTGGTACGCCGAAACCTGGGGTCTAGAACTGCCTGACTGGGAGCGCCCGCTTGACATGGACGGCTTCACCACCAACCCGATGTTCGATGGTTGCTGGAAGGAGGCAGGTTTTGTTGAGGTGCCGCTGGAAACGATGCAGGTCGGAGACGCCATCTTGATGTCGTTGGATGGATCGTCCGGCTTGAATCACGTCGCGGTGTACGTGGGTGAGCAGCAAATTCTTCACCACATTCGCGGACGGCTTAGTTCCCGCGACATCTACGGCGGCTACTATCAAAAGCAGACGGGGCGAGTGCTCCGCCACTCCAGTAGGTGCCGCTGATGAGGGTCATCAAGGTCTACGGCAGCCTGGCTAAATTCCTCGGCCACCGCAGCTTCAAAGCAGCAGTCAGCACCCCTGCGGAGGCAATTCGTTTCCTGCTGGCCAACTTCCCAAAGCTGGAAGGGCACATGGCGCAGCACCATTACAAGGTGACAACTGGACGCCTGCAGCTTGCGATTGCCGACCATCCGGAAGTGCTGGGTTATCCCGTTGCCGAAAGCGAGCCGATCCGCATCATCCCTGTTGTCGCTGGTGCAGGTAGCGGTTTCGGTCAGATTGCGGCTGGTATTGGTCTTGTGGCGCTAGCGATCTTGGCCGGACCTGCCGCTGGAGGTTTTCTCGGCGTTGGTTTTGGTGGAGCAGCCGGATCTGCATTGTTGGGAGGTGCTGCAGCTCAAGCTATAGGCGCTGTCGGTTTATCACTGGCGCTGGCAGGTACCGCTCAACTATTAACACCAACAGCACAAACATCAGCCGTAACAAGTGGCACCGATAGTTTCAACGATCCACGCAAGTCCTATAGCTTCAGCGGCATCCAAAACGTAAGCCGTCAAGGTGTACCTGTACCGATTGTTTACGGCGAGACGATTGTTGGCTCAGTCGTCATTTCGTCCGGCATTAACACCGAGGAGATTGCAGCGTGATGAGCGACCGTCAGATTGCTGGTTCTGGTGGCGGTCAGCCTTCTTACTCGGCGCCTTCGCCGCCCAGCGTTCAACGTGACAACCTCGAATCTAAGCAATACGCCCGCATCGTCGATCTAATTAGCGAGGGCGAAATTGAAGGCTTCCCATCCGCTCGCGCTTATACCCGTGGCACGGATTCCTACAACCGCGCTCTCCTCAAGGACATTTACATCGAAGAAACACCACTGGTGCGAGCCGGTGCTGATGCAAGCCAGCCATACCAGGACGCAGATTTCAACTTCAAAGGCATCGCAATCAATCCGCGTTACGGCACGCAAAACCAGACCTACCTGACAGAGACTGG